AGGCTCATCCGCTCCGGCAGGAAGCGGTTTTTCACCTCTAAGCTCTTGCCGTTAAGCAGTGCGATCATACATACCGCCCCCTCAGGTTAATCGTGGCCACGACAGCACGCTGGGCTTTGATCGTGATCTCCTGCTTGCCGGGGCTGATGTACAGGTCATCCGAAGATGTTTCCGTCCTTTTGCCCATGATGCTGACCGTCTTGTCGCCGATCTTCCGGCACCGGAGATAGAACGTCTGCCAGTTCTGGTAGTGGTCGATCAGGATCTCATCATTGGCTTCCATGCCCAGATCCGTGAATTCAAAGGTGCTTTTTCCCGCCTCGATGGTCAGGGTGTTGATGACCGCGCCGGATTTGTTCGTCACCGTCACGGTCTGCACGACCGTCTCCGTGTTCCCAGGCACGTCCAGGCTGACCGTCCGCTCCTTGCCGCTTTTGGTGGTGATCGTGGTGTAGGTCTGATCCACCCAGTAGGGAAGGCTGTAGGCGCTGAAGACTATGCTGTATTCCTGATCCAGCTTGAACGCGTCGCCGCCGCCCGGCGCGGAGGAACAGAAGCAATAGATCTGCCTGCCCGGCCTGTAGTTCAGCCGGAGCCATGACGGGGTCATCGCCCACGCGTTGATCTTTTCCAGAAGCTCGCTCCGCTCCGCCATCGCGTTCGGCTTAATGGCCAGCTGGAAGCGGACGGTGACTTTCAGGCTGTCCCGCCGCTTTCCGCTGACTCTGGAGCCGCTCCCGAAGGCCGCCGTCACCGCGGTGACCTTCTCGCTGACTTCCTCTTCCTCGACGCCTGAGATCAGGATCCGGCTGTCCAGGCTGTCCAGCTGGACGCCGCCAAAGCTCACCCGATGCTTAAGCCTCATGTCATTCCTCCGTTACTGCACTGTCGCCATGTCCCGCGCGATCTGCTCGCTGACATACGGCGCGACGATCCGGCCGACCGTGTAGCCGTCCAGCGAGACAGTCAGCCCGCTCACGCCAGCCTCCGCGCCTTTCTTGACAGCGCTTTCCATCTCGCCGGGCAGGCTGCTGAACCGGTCAATGTCGCTCTTGGAAATCTGCTCGCCCTGCTGCTGTGTCCACCACCACGCCGGCAGATCCTCGATGCTGTCCCAGTTCACGCCGTTCATGTTGATGTAGCTGTCCATCAGATCGAAAAGCTGGGAGAGGGCAGCAGGATCATCGCCGAAGAGCTCATCAAGGTACTCTCTGGCAGTTTCGGTCTGATCGATATCCCGCTCCCGAAGCGCGTCCCAGTATTCCTGAGCGGCTTCAATCTGGGCTTCGGTCATCTTGAGCATGGGTTCATCGTCGAGCAGGACATCATCCACGTTCTTCTGCGGTTCATTGGGATCCCATGTCACCGCCCAGGTGTCAGAGCCTGGAGCTTCCTTGTGCTCCTGCCCGGTCTGACCGATGTACACCTTTCCATCAGAGCCCTGCACAAGGTCATCGTTACCCTGTTCGGTCATGGCGTTCTTGAACAGCACGCCCAGCCCGACAGCAACGCCGCTCAGGATCTTGCCAAAGAGAACACCGCCGCCTCCGCCGGAGCTTCCGCTTCCTCCGCTGGTGGTGGTAGGTGCGGGTGATCCGCCCTTTCCTCCGCCGAACAGCGTCTCCGTGATCGGGTTCCGCTTAATCGTCAGGATGTGCGCGGCGAAGCTTGAGATATTCGCCACCGCGGCAGCTACCTTCCCGGCGGCCCAGACGCCGATCAGCGCCTTGAAGCCCGCCTCGACCTTGCTCCAGTTCTTCTCATCGGCGAACCACTTCAGGGCGTCGGTGATCTTTTCGAGCACATTGCCCAGCGCCCGCGCGGTCGAATCATCGCTCCCTTTGAGCTCCTCCGCGAGGTCATCGAGCAATTTCAGCCCTTCCTGAATGGCATTCTTCAGGTTTTTGAAGATCTCGACAATATTCGCCTTGACCTTTTCCAGCGCGGCCTGCTTGTCCTCCTCGCTTTCCGCGTTCAGGTACTCGTTGAAGGCGTCGAGGATGGCGTCAATGTTGCCGGACACGTTCATGAAGACATCGCCGAAGAGCTCAATCCTGGTAATGTCTTTCAACCGTTCCCATTTTTCCTGGATCTTGTTGATCGTGTCATACAGGCCGCTCATCCGCTGGATGTCGTCTTCCGATGGCCCGAAGCCGCCCTTCTCCGCGTCGAATTCGTCCAGGCTGTCCTTCACGGTTTGCCAGTCGTTCGCGAGGTCGAACATCTTCGTCGCGCCGCGTCCGAAAATCTCAAATCCGGCCGCGTTCCTGCTGGACGTGCTCATCTGGCTCATGGCATCCATGACGGCCATCGCGTACTCCCAGCGGTCGGAGTATTCGGCTCCGCTGACGCCGGTCAGGGAGGCGATCTTCTTCTCATCGACAGAGTTGATCTTGGTAACCAGCTGGTTCAGATCCTCAAGGGATCCGCTCGCGCTCCGAACCGCGCCGGAATACTTTTGAATAGTGTTGACGTCGGTGTTCCAGTAACCGGCAAGGTCTACCACGTTGTTATACTTAGCCGCCATAGCGGTCATCTCTTCGACCACCACGGACACGGCTTCCCGGATGTGGCTGACCGTATTGCTGAACAGGTTTTCCAGCGTGCTGGAAACAGCTTCGCCAGCGTCGCCGATCTTGCTCAGGCTGTCCGCGAGGCTGTGGGTAGCCACCGCGCTCAGGGCGGCGCTGTCCTCGATGCCCTTCAGCTCATCGCCGGTGTCGGCCAGGCTGTTCTTCATGTTCGCCAGGGCCGTCCGGGCGTCGTTCAGCTTCTGCTCCCATTTGGCGATAGCATCCTCGTTATCGCCGTATTTCTCCCGGACTTCCTCCAGGGCGTCCCGGTAGGTCTTGACGATCCGCTCCTGCTCTTTGATCTGCTTCTGCAGGCTCTTGACGCGGGCCTCGTTCTTCTGCTGGGCCGTGGCGTTGTTGCCCATCTCGGCAGTCTCGGCCTTCAGCTCGCTTCTCAGGGTGCGGAGGTTCCGCTGGGCCTCTCTCAGCGCTGTGCGGTATTCCTTCTCGCCGTCCAGGATAATTCGCTGTCTGATATCGCCGTTTGCCACGTTCTCAGCTCCTTACGTTCCCATAAGCTTCCGGGGCAACTTCAGACCGGCCATCCTGCCGTCATAGGTCGCCCGGATCTTGAACATATCCATAATGAATCCCGGCAGCATCCGCCGGGCATCCTCAACCCGAATTCCGGCTACGAGAGCATATCCGTAATATTCCCGAACCCGCGTCCCGCGCCGGTCTTTCAGTTTTTTCTCTCAATCTCTTCCAGGTAGACGTCGTGCACCTCATCATCCGCGGCGCCTCCGCCGGTGGTCTCGCTCTTTCCGGCTTCCTGGATCGCTTCCTGCACGGCCTTCGCCACGCTGGCGAAGTCTTCCATGCTCGCGTGCTTGATCTCGTCCCCGGTGACGGTCTCCTTCTCGCCCTTCCAGCTCAGCCAGCTGTTGGCCATCACCCGGAAAAGCGTCCGGGTGGCCTTCACCTGGGCGCCGTTCTGCATCTCCGCGAAAGCTTCCTTCACGGATCCAAATTCGTCCTCGATCTGCTCCATTGCGTACAGATCCATGCGGAGGTTGTATTCCTTCCCGCCGATTGTTACCTTAGCCATGTTTGTCTGTCTCCTTTCAGAATGCAAAAAAGCCGGAGCGGAGGATCCTTCCCTCCGCCCCGTGATGGATGAATGATCAGCTGATGCCGGCCTTGCCGTTCAGCCAGGTGCGAACCGCCGATTCGGTGGTGTCGGTGTCGGTGTAGTAGAACTGCACGCTGCCGGAAGCCGCCACCTGTACGCCCAGGATCTCGCCGGTGAGCGTGTCGGTGGAAAATTCGGTGGATTCGCCCTTCGTCCGGGCGTTGTCGTTCTCCTGACCAAACTGCACCTTCGGGAACCAGTAGCCCTTATAGGACTTCGTGCCGCCCGCGATCTCGCAGACGATGTAGCCAAAGCCCACATAAGGCGCCTCATCCTCGGTGACGGTCAGCTGCTTGCTGGAGACCGTGTAGCCCAGCAGGGCCGCCTTCACATTGTCCGGGAGCTTCGCCAGCTCAAGGCTGATCTGGCCGCCCGTCATGCCGTTGGCCCGCTCGACCACGTGGTTATCCGCGCTCAGCTTGACATCGTCCCGCGTGAGCGTCACGTCCGCGCTGATCAGCATATCGGCCACGGTCGCGCCGCCGGTGTACGTGCAGGCGCTTCCGCTTCCGCCGCCGCTCAGGGTGGCGTAGGTGAGGCCCTTCAGACCAATTCTCGCCATTGTCTTAACCTCCTGTTACTTGTTAATCTCTTGGATGAGCCGGTCGCTGGCTTCCTGCATGGCTGCCGATACGACTGACTGCATTTTGTTTTTGTTGCCCGTGATGAACTTGTCGCCGGATTTCCGGCCCTTCTTCTTGCCGCGGCCGTAGTTCGTGACAAAAGCCTTCACAGCATTGGAGACGCCGCGCC